CTATCGGTGCCAATAGCAATACCACGCTCAGGAAGATGGTCGTATGCAAGGTCGTATATCTTGTCCATTATCTCATCTAGCTCTTTTGTGTTATATGTGGTCATAATTCCTCCAATTATATTCGTATGTTACTCTACTACTTCTAGGCTATCTACGAACTTCACGAACTTCCATAGGCTCGTACCGATGAGTAGGTATATTACGCCTACTAGTGTGTAGAAGAACCCTATAGTCGGACTAGTGCCAAAAGATGATAAGCCCATAAATATCGTACCTATGCCTCCGATAAACTGAAACACGCTTATTATGTATACTAAACTTCGTCCTGATTGTACCCAATTGTTCATCTTATTTCTCCTCTCCTGTTAATATAAACACATCGCCATCTTCTTTGATTTCTTTAGCCTCTGCTTTCTCCTCTCTTGTTTTAACTCGTAACAGCTTGTCATAGCCTTTCCAGATATCTTCGATACTGTCCATGAACCTGTTGAACTCTGTCTTGTCCAGCTCGATGATGTACTCGATGGCTTGGCGTTGGCGTTGCTCGTTAGTGATGGTTGGTTGGGGTTTACGCTTGAACATTACTTGCCTCCTATCTGCTTCTCGCCCCACTTGTGGTCGAGGTTGTCGGTTAATGTTACGAATGTATAGATAGTTTTCTTGTCCTTTTCTGGCGACAGTTCGTAGCTTGCCAGTTTATCACTCCTGAACACTGCTAGGCGTATCAGCGTGTCATCTCGCATACCAGCAGCCAGTGCCAGCTGGTCGGTAGTGATATCGCTCTCACGACTGTTAGCGTCTGCCACATACAGCTCCACCTCCTCGATGAACTGACTCATACCGTCAGTGATAGCTAGTGTAGCGAGGTCGATATCAGCGTCCAGTGTGAAGTTCGACTTCTTACGGTTGTATTTAATCTTCCCGTCAGCCTGTGCCTGCGTCAGAATGTTATGGAGCTGGAGCGGTGGTATGCCCACAATCTCCTGCAATGCTCCGATACTGTTAGTCTGCATAATGTGCGATAGTATCGCCAGTTCGTTAAATGTGCGTTGTCGGTTATCCATTGTTACCCCCATATCTTTTCGTCAGTTGGTTTATATTCTACTTGTGGTGTATTCGTGAAGTCGTATAACTGCTCGGTATCGAACTCGCTTACGATATTATCCAAGTCGCTCAGACTATCACGAATACGCTTAATTGTGTCAGTGTCAGGCTCTACTCGTATCACCTTGAACTTGCTGGTGTTGAGGTTGCCTGCCACATAGTCGCACCACTTGCGACCAGTTGCTAGTAACTGCCCCTGTATCTGTAGGTAGTGGTCATCTGGCACACCGTGCTGTAGCACATCAGCGAAACTGTTGTCGCCTAGCACTTTACACTCGATTAGCCCGTCATCGCCCACCAGACGGTCGGGGCTTGCCCCGAACTTGTCGCTGTAAAAGAACCCACACTTTTCGACTGGTACGCCCATAGCTGAACTGTAAGCGTCTGCTAGGTTCTGCTCATAATCGATACCGTCCTGCATAGCTTTAGTAACGAACTTCTGAAACGATACCCCAAACTGCTTCTCGTAGGCTATCTCGACCTCGTAGTCGGTGCGACGCTTAAGTGGCTTGCCATTTTTGCCTACTGCCAGCCAGTCGCCTAGCCTACTGGCTGTAACCTTGGCGTGTCGGCTCTGAACCCATTCTGGGCTGCCCTGCGGTGCGTCTGAGTAGGTGAACCCTTTGGCAGCTTTAGGTTGTTTAATAGTGAAACTTACCATACCTCGTCCTTCTTTTCTTTCTTCCACTGCTCGTAGTCATCTCGTAGCAGCTTCTCATTTAATATCCCGTTGCCTGTGTACTTACGCTTGGCGTAGACCTGCTCTAGCCCATGTAAGTATTTGTAAAAGTCCTCGTCGGTCGCCTGCTTCTCCCACGCCTCTGCCCTAGTCTTTGAGAAGGTTAGGGCGGGGTGCGGAGTACGCTCTCTAGGCGAATGGAATGTCATCAGTGTCTACCGCAGTTACAGGTCCCATGATATCCTCGATGGTGGTCTTCTTCGGCTTAGGTTCATAGCTGTAAATGTTGCGGTCGTAGCTGTGCCTAGTCTCACCCTGAGCGTTGGTATAAGTACGGTCTGACTGGTAAACAGTGAGCCACGCCTCATAGCCAGTGAGCTTGTCCAGTACTTTCTGGACTTTCTCGTCGTTGAAGTCGCCTACGAAGAACTGTCGGATTTTGTCCTTTTGTGCATCGTCCTTGGCGTTATGAACTGCTATGCCCTGTAGAGTACGCATAGTGAACTTGAACGCTTTCTCGCTGTGTAGCCACATACGAACTTCAGCTGTCTCACCCTCGCTGCCCTCTACGCCGATTTCCACATATTCACGACCGTCGTCCATCTTGTCCATAATCGCACCTGCGATTTTAACCTTGTGAACACCTTCCTCGAAGTACTTACTCTGCTCTGTGTAGTCGTTGTCTGTCATCTTAAAATTAACCATTACTTTTCTCCTTTACTTGATTTAGTGTCGCCATAGAAGCCTCGTATCGATGCGTCTACAGCCTTCAGGTTGTTCGGTACCATATCACCAGCGAACATATCGATAGGTGCTTTCACACCCTTGCCGTTGGCTTTGGTACGGAACACGAACTCCTCGGTGTCATCGTCATAGTCGGCTTGTAGCACGATGTTGGTGATGCCGTTCGGGTTGTATTTCTCACTAACCATCTTCCCCGTTGACTTGAATGTTAGTGTGCCGTCCTCATTGTCCTCGGTGTGAGCCATGACATAGAACGTCTGATCGCTATCCTTACTCCTCATAGCCTCGAATACGCTGACCATACCTTGAGCGTTGCGTAGGAACTTACCATAGCCTGCTTCACTAGCTGTTTTGAACTCGAACAGGCTCATTAAATAATGTGTGTCGTCCAGCACCACCATTGGCGTCTTGGACGCTTCGACAGCTCGTATTACGTCCTCGTAGCTGTTCGGTCGGAACTGCTTAATGTCGGTCTTAAATGGTAGCTCTTTGCCTAGTACCGATATCACTGATACTTCTTTACTGGTCAGGTTTCGCAAACTTGTTGACTTGCCTGTGCCTGATTTCCCCAGAATAAACACTAGCCTACTCATTACTGTTTAGTCCTTTCTCTATCAGTTCGGCTATCACCATCGAGCGTGATTTGTTATCACGGACGGCTATACCGTTGATAGTCTGGTTTAGTGTCTTCGGTAGAGTTATCGCCAGCTTATCGACTGTCGTGCCCCTACTGTTATATTTTCGGCGTTTCACTTCGACTTTTTGAGGAGTCGAGTCGCCATTAACTTGTACTCTTGTCATATCTTGTCCTTTCTTATAGTCCATTATACTCTTAGTATTATCTATTGTCAATACCATTTTATTATTTACCTGTGGATAACTCGTTATACCACTGGTTGATTAGTGTTTGGTTGAAGTCCCTCCGTTCTTTTAATGTGCCCCATATCTTCCTATCTGGTGAGCTTTGTACCGATATGTGATAGTACAGGACGGTTTTAGTCTGACCGTTACGGCGAGTTCTGCCTTTGCTCTGCTCGTAGTTGGCGTAGCTGGTGCTTGGGCTGAAGTACACGTTCACGCTGGCGTAGACGAGCTCAATGGCTGCACTAGCTGACTGATACTGTGCTATGGTGACGGAGTTCGTTATACTGCTCCACTCGGCTCTGTCTGGTAGCGTGCTGGCGTGCCCTGACTGCTCGTAGACTGTTCGGTCTGGGTAGTTATTCGCAAGCAGGTCGAGTATCGCCTGTCGCTCGCTGTTGAAGTTATACCAGACCACCACGTTCTCGTCTGTACCCTCTAGCACATTGTGTAGTGCCTGCATACGCTCGCTGACTTGTAGCTGGCGTAAGTGTGCGAATAGTGAGCTTGGAGTGTCCAGCAGGTCGCCAGTTTCGGTCACACGCTCTTTTATAGCCTGTTTCATAGCTCGCTTAGTTGCTGGTCGCATCTCTGGCTCGACTGGCAGGCTCTGGCTCGGTAGTAGTGGTCGCACCAGTGGTTTGCTGACTTGCTTCCACCACTCGTTAAGTGTGTCCTGCTCTCGGTAGCCTAGTATCAGAGGGAAGCCCCTGCTCCTGTCCTCTATCACGAATCGTCGCCAGAAGTCGGTCTTGTTACGTGATAGCCCTGTAAGTATGGCGTAGGTAGCAGCTGACCGCCAAGAACTGGGCGTCGGGGTGCCTGATAGCAGTATCCACTGGGCAGCACCTCTAGCGATACGCAAGAACGCCTTGCTCCGTTTCGTTGTTGGTTGTGCCAGCATGTGCCCCTCATCGGCTATGATAGTGAGTGTTGAGTCGTTCTCGTAGTCGGCGTAGTGTTTCGCCATACCCTCGTAGCTCATAACAGCGAAGTCGGGTGTGTAGTCCAGAAAGCGTGCGATTTCTCGCTCCCAGTCGCCACTATCTCGCTTACTCGCAGGGCAGACTATCAGTAGTCGTCCGTTGGGGTTGTGCGTGTTGTAGTGCGTGAGGGCCATGGCTGACTTGCCAGATCCAAGATCCGCCGTCATAACTAGGTTGCGTGGTGTGTTGTTAAGGTACTCTTGCTGCCAGTCGTACAGTGATAGACTCACTGCTCGACCCCCTCTAGGCTCTTCTCGCCCTCATTAGTTAATTGTAAATAGTATGCTCCAGTTTTACTCATCTCTAGCTCCATTCTATAGCTCTAGTTACCGTATACTGTCGGCTCTCGCCGTCCCAGCCGTCGTCGCTGATGTCGTCCACTATATTGCCTAGTCGCAGGCAGGTATCGCAGACCACCCATGGCTCGCCGTCATCGGTGTAGCTATCGTGGTCGCAGTCCTGGATGTAGCCATCTTGCGTGGTCGCTCGTGTTGTGCCGTCTAGTCGCTTGATACTGACCAGCACACCCTCGGTGAAGGGCGGCTCGGTTACTACTGGTATTTTCATAGTTTCTCTCCTTCTTTGATTAGTTCATCTAGCGTCTGTTGGTGGCCATCTATCTCTCTCTTGAGCAC